GGCGGCATAGCTCAGTTGGCTAGAGCATGCGGTTCATACCCGCAGTGTCCCCGGTTCAAATCCAGGTGCCGCTACCAGACCCCAAAAGACGGCACCGCGCCGTCTTTTGGGACTTCCCTTCAGGAGTATCCCGCCCCGCTTGGGCAACCTGGCCCGTTGGTCAAGTGGTTAAGACACCGCCCTTTCACGGCGGTAACACGGGTTCGAGTCCCGTACGGGTCACCAATATATGGAGGCGTAGCTCAGCCGGTAGAGCACTTGCTTCACACGCAAGGGGTCACAGATTCGAGTTCTGTCGTCTCCACCAAAACGCCCGGTTGTAGGGCGAAAGAAGAAGTCCATGGAATCCTTGATATCGCAAGGGTTTCATGGATTTTTATTTTTCTCTAACATATAATCATAAAAGCAAAAAACAGCATATTACGGAACATAAGGCGGTGGAAATGGTGGTGGAAATTTTCCGACCATTTAAATATCGTTGAACTGAATTTTAATGTATATGATCAAAGAGCCGCCTTTGAGGTCTTTTCGAGTTGGCAAAAAAGTCTAGGCCCCCTTCTTTTGGGGGCCTAGATTTATAGTGCCCGTATTTTGCGCATTACACCCTCGTACACGCGAGGATTGACGGTGTGCAACGTGTCCATCAGGTCATCCATGATCGCCCAGGCGTCGTGCTGGTCAACACCGGAGGCAGCCCGCAGGAAATCACTGTCTCCATATTCCCCAACTACCGAGGAATCCTCGAGGGCTGCCGGAGCAGCGGAGTAGGATACCTCGTATGGTGCTGGATGCACTTCCCTGTCCATCCGATCCCGAATGGTATACAGGTTAGCAAGCTTAGCGTAGGCTGGGTAACTGCTCTCCCCATATTCCAGTCGGGCAATCTCAATATCTATCTCCTTGCGGTCAAGCAAAGGGGTCACCCCCTATCAATCCCGTTCCAGTTCAGTCATAAACCGGCGGATGGCTTCGCGCTCTCTCTCGCTGGATGTGTTCTCCATCATTTCGCGGGCCAGCCCCATCATAGACTCTCTGGCGTTGTGGTGGCTATAACCGTCCATGCGGCCATCCCGGCTATACCGTCCCATAGAGTCCCGCTTGCGTCCACGGTAGCTGGAGCCGCGGCCATAAGTACCGCGCATATCGGCCTCCCAATCGCCGGCCCGGCTATAGCCTTCGTCATCCTCCAGTGCACAGATTTTGTCGATATTCTTAATGGTGTCAGTGAGCTTGTGGGCCAGCTCCAGATCGCCCGCACCCAGTTCACCCTTCCGGGCCAGCTCTTCCAGCTCCATCTCGAATTTTTCCTTCAGCTCGTATAGCGCTTTCATGCTATCCTCTCCTTTCAGGCTACGCGTTCAACAATGAGGTTCGCGTTGCTGACCTCAATCGTTTCTGTGCTGATGTTGCGTACTGCCACCGTCACGCAGCAGCCGCGCGGAACCTCAACAAATACCGCAGCGAATACATTAAAGAAATCGCCTACTGCGGCGGGGGTCACCGTAGCGGTGGCGCTGCCCAGGGCCTCCCCTTCAACGGAGATCGCCAGGGAAATCGGGCCAACTGCACCGCCGGTGGGAATCGCAATGTTTCCGCCAAACACGACCTTGTAGCGGGCGCGGCACTGGTTGGTCTGTCCGCGGAGGGTGACAATCCCAGCGCCATCCCGGTGGACAATGCAGTTAGAGCCACTGACAGGCGTCTCAGTAAAGGCCACATTCTGCCCGGCGGCCACCTGTTGAACAAATACGCCAGTAAATTCAGCCATAAAATCAGTCCTTTCTAAAGTGGTCGAAATCGACCAGGTTAAAATAAGCGGCGAGGCTATTGCCCCGCCGCATGGTTCAAAATCGGCACGGGGCCGAACATCCAAGGAATCCTCGGAAGTTGATGTATTGGGTTTTAACATCCACAGGTATTATAGCACCCGCAGCCGGCGTAGGGATTGGGGACCTGATAGGCCGGCACAGGCATGGGGTTGATGCGGCGGATCAACTCGGCGGTCTGGGCTTCCTGGTTCGCGGTAATAAAAGCATTCTGGGCCGCCTGAGAAGCCTGGAACTTCAGGCTCTGGTTCTCAGCAGTCAAAGTAGCGATCTTGTCCTGAGTCAGGAAATCCAAAATCGCCCGGCTGTTGGCGTTGGCGTTGTCGATGATGTCCCGAGTGGTATTCTGGATGGTGTTTTGCGTAGCGCAGGCGGTGGTGGCGAGGTCGTACCGCACACCCTGAATCGCCTCCCGGGTGTCGCAGCAGCAGGAGGCCAACTGAGCGCCAAGGGCATTGAAGCCCGCCTGGGTCTGATAGCCCAGGTTACACACCGCGGTATCCACACCGTGGAATCCGCTGGTCACGGCGTCCCGGATGGAGGTCTGGCCGTTCTGGAGGCCGTTCAGGGCAAAGCCCTCATTGATATCGGCACGGGTAGCGTACCCCTGGAAGCCGGGGCCGTTCACGCCGTTTCCACCGCCGAAGCCGCCATAGCCGCCCCAACCGCCAAACAGGCCGAAGATGAGGAACAGGATGATCCAACTGGACCAGTCCCCGCCCCATCCAAAACCGCCGTTGCCGCCCTGATAGGCAGGCTGAACCGGCATCGTCATAACGGTGCCGCCGTCAGAAGAAAGACTCATGTAAATTCTCCTTTGTTTTTATTTTCAAAACCCGGCCGGGATTTTGATCACTTGCCGAACATTCCCCGCATCCCGTCAAACATGCCAGACATCTGCTGGGCCTGCTGTTGGACGTGGTTTAATTGTTCCTGCGAGATTTTTCCGCTTGAGACCATTTCATTGATGATAGCATTGGGGTCTTTGCCCTTCATTTGCTGCATAAACTGTTGAAACTGCTGCATCATGTTGGGACGGCCACCGCCGCCCATGACTCCGAAAAAGGGATTCATTCCGCATCCTCCTTCGCGTTCTTCTTCGCAGTTGTTTTCGGGGCCGCCAGCGCATCCACACGGGCTGCAAGAGCCTCCAAATCGGCCTTTGTGGCAAACTCCACACCCTGGGGGGCTTGCGCTGTTCTGGCTCCGCTGGTGCGCTCTACGAGGTCATATACCTTGATGGACGGTTTGCCCGAGGCATCCGCCTGCTTGAGATAGATGGTGGGCGAGTTGCTGTCCCAAAGCGCCACGGCGCTGTTGGGGGCCACCAGATAAGCCATCGCCTCCGCCTCACCGCTCACCCACACCATGCTCTGTCCGCCGGCCTGCGCCTGCTGTGGCTGTGCCTGCGGCATCTGCTGCGGCATGGGCTGATACTGCGCCCCACGGAGCTGCGCAAGCTGATCCGGCATGGGCGGCTGGTAAGGGTACGGCTGATAGCCGGGCACATATTGATATGGCATCGCTTATCCCTCCTTGTGCCAGTAGTAGAGTGGTATCTCCCCGCCGGAGTCCCAGGTGTCAATCCAGTCTCCGTTTTGCACGCACACCACATGGCCGGACAGGGCCAAGATATAGGTCCCATGGGGGTGCTCTGCGGAAAAGTCGGCCACCGTGTAGCAGTCTGGGCAGGAGTTGGGTATCATGTCCCGGTCAAATCCGCGGCTGCGCAGGTAGGCCCCCCACACGTGGTTGGCTGACGGCATATCACCCATCAGGTAGCCTTGCAGGGCCAGCCCGGCATAGGTCGTCTCCCAATCCTGCCCCAGGGCCGTGGAGATGGCCCGCACAGTACAATCTCCCACGTTGCGCCCGTCCGGGTTCTCGTTATGGTTTCTCCACATGGCTTGTCTCCAGCGCGATCACATAGTCCTCCAGTCCATCGTCATCTCCCTGTGCCATGTACCACATCGCTGTTTCGGCGGCACAATCGCGGGACATGCCAGCGGCTACCATCCTCTCGATTAGAGTCATATCCAACACGTCCTTGTCCATAAAATAAGGAGTCCGTGAGGAGGGCGGCGACGTGTACCAACCCTGTATCCTCACGTCCTCCATGTCTATATTGTCGCATAAAATAACCCCGCATGGGGGGTGTCCATGCGGGGGTTGTGGGGGGATTATGTGGATTGATGGTAGTTTTGCGATTTTCGGCATTTTTACGTGTTTACTTTTTGATACATGAGAATATAATAGTGTCAGAAAGGAGGCGCACCGATATGGGTACTGTATTTGACACAGCAAAATATATTTTAGAGCAGCGCGGAAAGATGTCTACCATGAAATTGCAAAAGTTATGCTACTACACACAAGCGTGGTCTTTAGTTTGGGATGATGCGCCCCTCTTTGATGAGGACTTTGAAGCGTGGGCCAACGGGCCTGTGTGCCCTGCCCTTTTCTATCACAGCCAAGGGAAGTTTTCGGTCTCTGCCGATGAGATGAAGGGCAACAGTGAAAATCTGAGCGGTGGGCAAAAGGACACCATTAATAAAGTTCTGGAATACTATGGAGAGAAAAATGCCCAGTGGCTCAGCCAGCTCACACACATGGAAGGCCCATGGCAAGATGCCAGACGTGGATTCCCCGCTGGAGCCCTGTGTAACACTCCTATCACAAAGGAAAGTATGGCAATGTATTATGGCGGGCTCTAAGCGCGTTAAATGTGGTGGCACTCCGAAATCGGAAGTCAGACAAGGCGGGGTGCCGTTACCCGGCATCAAGCTGGGCGGAGACCCGGACAGCATTATGAAGGAGCATCCATCTTGGCGGCTGGCATCTTGCGATATGGAGCAAAATATTAGATGGTCTTTTCATGAGCCACGTCTCTCTCATGAGTTCTGGACTACGATTTTCCCAAAATTGCAAGACTTCGAGCGCATGACTTGGAGCGACATTTTTATTTCAGCAAAAAAACAGAACCATGCGATCGACGTTGCATCGCTCAATAAGCCAGCCAGAGATAGATTTTCAGAGCTATGTATCGAAGCGGAGTCTATTCACTCACTCAGACTTGGAGGGACGATCAGGCTGTACGGATTCTTGACGGGCCCGATCTACAACATTCTATGGTATGACGATGACCATGGAGATAACAGCACATGCGTATGTCGATCAGTAAAAAAGCATACATAAAAATAAGGGAGCTGGGATTAATCCCCGGCTCCCTTTTTCGTATAGAGCTGCTTTGCTACAGCCTCAACCCTTTGGAATATGTATTTCTCGTGGTCGCTAACTGTGCTTCGATCCCAACCCAGCTCCGCCGCAACATCAATCTGTCCCCACTTATCAATGATGCGCCGCTTGGCGATCAATTCATCGTCGCGGTGTAGGGCCGCTTCGTGGATAGCCGCTTCCAGCTCAGAGCGCAAGAGCTCATCCAATGGTTCTGGCAACTTCACTCTTGCGCTCATTCAGTCACGTCCTTTCGCCCTCCGGCGGTTCTGTGGGCAGTTGCTTCAAGGCCTCTACCAGCTTCGTCGCCATGCCATTTCCGCCCAATGCCTTATATGCGTTATACATATCCAGCACGTTTTCTATACCATAGATCGGGATATGTCCTTGCTCAGTATAATGGTTGTACTCGGCAATGATTTCGCGTCTTAGCAGAGCCTGTACCCCATTCATAAGGGCATCGCTCTTCTGATTGTCCGCTTTGATGCGTTTCCGCTCCCGCGCGGCGACCGCCTCGATAATCGCCACCAAGACCACAGCCGCGCCGGAAATCAGTGGGCCTACCCACTCCATGGGCATCAGCCCTCCTTAGTCAACTGCTTATAAACCTGATTGATACCAGTGGCCGCAAGTCCGCTCACAATGCCGACAGCGGCGGCGGTCAAATAGTCCGAAGCCGGGAACTCCGGCATAATGAACATGCCGAGGATGCCAAGCACCGCGCCAAACGCACCGCAGATGATGGGAATCCACTTATTGTCCAGTCCAGTGGCCTTGACCACCTGGCCGACCAGAAAGCAGATCACAGTGATGACCGCCACTCCGGTGATGCCCAAAGAAGAAATGTCCATAAATCAAACCCTCCTATGCTTCGATGGTGTGGATGTCGTACTCTTTGGCACAAAGATTCTCGATTTTACAGCCCCTCGCTTCATTCCAGCCGGGAGTGAAATAGGCTACATCAGCAGTAGCCAGTAGCTTCAGGCTTTCGCCCAAATACCACAGTGGCTTTGCTTCCGCCGGTGCATTTTGGAAAAAGCTGTCGATAACTTCGACAGGCTCCCCAAGACTGTCTTTCGCCGCCTGAATAGCGTTGCTCCGCTCTGCCAGAATTTCATCGTCGGTTTTGCCCCGCATGGGCTGAGAAATAAACAACTTTTTCATATTCCAATCCTTTCTTAGTCCAAAAGTCCCAGTCGTGCCAGCACCACAGCCAGCTCCTGCCGGGTCATATTGTCGCGGGGCCGGGTGCCGTCCAGTACGCCATTGTCTCTGGCCTTTTCCCACGCCTCAGCGGCCCAAACGTCCGGGGTGTCCTCCGCGCTGTCCGCTCCCGTTTCGCCTTGCCACGCTACGCCCAGGAACTCACAGATGCCCTTTGCGGTGGCCTCGGCCAGTTTGTCCCGGTACTTGGTATCTTTGAGATACTCCACGTCGGTCTTATTGGTATGGAAGCCGTACTCAATCAGGCAAGCGGGGGCGTCGGTCTTGGCAAGCACAGTATACAGCTTGTGCTTGATAGGTTTACTCCGCAGGGACACCCCGGCGGCGTGGAAGGCGTTGACCAGCTTGGAGGCCAGCACATTGCGCTTCGCCGTCATGGGCCCGGCGCTGGTGTAGATTTCAAGCCCAGATCCGCTCGACCATCCTTTCCCATGTCCAGCATTGGTGTGGATGCTCACAAAGCAGTCCGGCTTTGCTTTGTTGCTGATGTTGGCCCGCTCCGTGAGGCTGGGGTAGTTGTCCGCTGTCTTGGTGAGCACCACGCCCACCCCCTGGGCCTCCAGCAACGGCTTGATGCGTTGGGCCATATCCCAGGTAAACTCCCACTCCTTGTATGTACCATCCGGGGAGCCGTTGACGTTGCCCGGCCCGTGTCCGGGGTCAAGGCATACAGTGTGCTTGTTCATAGGCTTGTCCTCCTGTTCCGGCGGTGCTTGGCCCGCCTGCTTGAGATACACGCAAATCCAGTTGTGCACCTTGCGGCTGGCGGTGATGCGCTCTCCGCCAAAGTCGCACTGGCTGGAGCCGCCCCCATCCAGCATAACGGCGGAGGCCCAGCCCAGCCCGGCCAGCTCGTCCCGCAGAGTTTCCGGCGTGGCTGCGTCTCCGGTCCCATCGCCAGAGCAATAGAGGGCCAGACTGCCACCACGCAGGCCAATGGCGCTGCGCCCCCTCTTGCCTCCCTGGGCTGATCCGTAGGAGGGCTTATCCACCGGCTTGCCGGAGGTAACGAGGGCGGTCACAGCGATAAAGTTGGCCGCTCCCCCGTACTCGGAGGTCATGCGGATGTCCGGGCCTTTGTCCCAGGCGTAGCCCACCGCCCGCCAGGGCGTGCCGGAGAGCATCGCCCCGCCCACCTTAAGCAGCGGGCAGGGGGTGCCGTCTGGGTTCCACATGCCTCCATTGAGCACGTAATGGGCCTTGGTCTCTGCCTTGACCTGAGAGAGCGTCTTGCGGCAGTTGGTGACTCTCAGCTCAATCCGTTCTACGGACGAGAGCGGGACGTATGTAATGAGCTTACTCATGGTCGCTGGGCTTCTCGCCGTTGATGGGGCCGGGGTCGGCGGCGTTCTCCATCAGCTCAATCATGCCCTGATAGTCCTTTGCATTCCACAGGGCGGCCAGGGCCTTGACGTTACTCCGGCGCTTTCTGATCCAGGCGTTAAATTCGTCGTTCTCCGCGGCCAGATCTGCGTCGGAGCCCAGTACTGCCCAGTCAGGCCGAAAGGCCGCGGGCAGATTTTCCGCGCCGGGATGCTCCGCCCTGCCGTGGCGGATGTTGTCCTGCACCATGCTGCCGCCTACACCCACATCCACATCGTTGGCGTTGGCGATCGCGTAGCAGGCGGGGGTGAGCTCGTTCCAGTTGATGTTTTTCATTGTTGTACTTCCTTTCATTTTTGTTTTGTGGTATACTTTTTTCAGCCGTGGCGGCTGGCAAACTCCTTTCCATCAACAACACGAAATCCATCCTAACGATTTCTGTAGATGGTTCCCCGCCACGGTTTTTTTATCGGGAGGTGCCTTATGAATATTGTTGTAATCTGCTCCAAGTGCGGAGCTGTGTGCCCATCCACATGGGTCAATGGTCAGCGCGAATGGCTGTGGGAGGGGCAGAAATGTGAGACGTGCGGCGCAGAGGCTTGGGCTGCACACGACCCCAGCCGTGATTGGCGCACCGGGAAGCCGCTGGAAGCACCCTCCCGCTTTGCTCCAAAGGATTGACCTCTGCCGCCCAGACAGGGCGGCTTTCTATTTGGTCAGTTGAGCGGCCAGCTCTTGGTACTCCTCGGGGGTGAGTCGGTCGGCGGCCAGGTAGACATCCATCTTGTCCTGGAGGCCGTCGGTGCGGCCCCGGTCAATGAGTAACTTACAGAGATTAAATACCGTGTTCATGTCCTTCCCCTTCTTTCTTAGACAGTATTAGTGGTGATTTCCAACATACAAAGCCGTTCCTCATGGTCGGCCAGCATGTCCAGTGTGATGTCCTCTGCCGAGGGCGATTCAGGCCCCGGCTGTCTTGTGTCCGGGGCGGCCTGTCCTGTTTCGGGGTTGTAGCGCCACCCCTGCTCTACATCGTCCTGTACCTCTACACAGCGTCGTGCAAATGCCTCGCTATACCACTTCTCCGGCGGGAGTGCATATTCCGGGATGATTTCTCGGATAGTGTTATCCTCGTTCAGATAGACCGTTTTCATTAAAAATCACCCCCTACCGTAAATCGCCACATATCCATTCCCACCTTGTCCGCCAGTTCCAGATCTCTTTTGGTTAGAAGTGTAATTGCATCCGCCGCCAGCACCGCCTCCGCCGCCGCCTTTGCTGCCATTTCCACCATCAGTTCCATTTGCAGACTGGCTGGCCCCGTCTCCTCCATACCCTCCCCCGGTACTCCCTCCACTTGCTCCTCTTTCCTTGTTTGGAATATTTTCTCCATTGGCACCACCGCCACCACCACCGGCCATATATATCCCAATGATATCTACATACCGGCCATTTTCTCCTGGCTGGGTATAATTCCCTCCAGACCCAGGTACATCATAAGAAGCACCAACAGAATTACCTGGCAGGCCAAAATTCTCACCTTTTGCACCTTCTCCGCCCAGTGCTACAAGCCCGAAAGCACTGGTACTGTCTCCATTGAGCCCGTTGTTTCGTGAAACGATTTCGTTTCCACCGTTTGGGCTCACTGCCATCCCTCCGTTCCCTCCTGCGCCGCCGCCGCCATTGCCTCTGCCGCTTTGCTGGCCGGTTTTACCCATTCCACCAACGCCACCGCCTCCGCCAGCGCCAACCACAACCACAAAAACATCTGTATATTTGCGGTCGAACGTATGGGTAAAGCTCCCCGGCGATGTGTATTCCTTTATCAGACTATATCCGATTGAGCCAAGTATCTGACCGAGCGCCTGGTCAACTGTATGGTTCCCGGCTGAACCCCATATCTTGGTTTCTGTGGTGTCGCTTAACAGGGTTCCTTTGTTCAGGGGTGTCCCCTGCCGCGACCACCCTGCCTCATTGATCCCGTTCAGGTCAATGGGAAATGTCCCGGCGATCAGCGCCGTGATAAAATCCTCATAGCTAGGATACAGGGAAAGCGCTGCCGCCACCGTTTTCAAATACCGGCTACTTCCGTTTCCAGCAATAATTCCATCTTGCATTGTTACACCTCACCACAAAATATTTCGCCGCTCACAAATGGCGACCGCTTCAAACGAGCGCGGATCTGGTCCGTCAGCACCAAAACCCGCTCAATGTGATTGGCCCCTTCATGGGTCAGGAACTCCATCGAGGCCGGGATTGCTGGGGCGTTGGCAAGGGGGAACGTGCCACCGATCGCCCCCACGTTGGACAGGTAGTCCGCCATCTGTGCCTGTAGCGGAATGTCATCCATAGCCCAGGCAATATCCTGGTTGGCATATCCGGTGATGTATCCAGCCTCCGAAAGCCACCGGTCCAGATAGGCCATGGCTGTATTGACCCGGTTGAGATCAGAGGCGTTGTATGTCCCACGGTCGTTCAGGGCGTCCACATCGGCCTGTGTCCGGTCGGTAACCATGCGGATGATGTAATAGCTGGCCGTGGTAGTCAGCCCCGCCCTGTCCGTTGCGGTGACCGTGATGTGGTTCTCACCTACCTCCAGGTTTAGGAGGAAGGAAAACCGTCCATCCGGCCCCACCTCCGGAGCCCCCGCTGCCGCCCCGTTGTCCATCACTGTCATGGTCACCGGAGGAGCGGTGGCATCGTTGCTCTGCCCTGTGATGGTAACCGTATAGGCATCCACCACTACCTCCTCGAAGGACAGCAACGCGGACAGCGCTGGCGGTACGGTATCTACAATGTAGTTTGCCTCCATCGTAGCTGTGTTCCCATCGTTGTCGCTGATGCCCGCCTGGACGGTGTGCGGCCCCTCCGCCAGAGCAGCCCCTGGCGTATAGGTGATGGTATACGTCCCGCCTGCGCCCACCGTGACGGACACCTGCTCCGCTGGAACTGCCTTCCCATCCAGCTTCACCATGGCGCTGTCCGGGTCGATACCGGAGCCGCCGGCGTTGTCCTGGGCGGTCCACGTCACCGCAGGCGTGTTGGTGGTCACATAGCCCGCCTCCGGGGATACCAGGGTCAGGATGGGCGGGATGGTCTCCCGCACCACCAACCGGAGGCCCGGCAGATTGCCCCCATCTGTAGTCACCACCACGCCGCTGTCGTTGGTGGCCTCTACCGTTACGTCGTAATACCCGTCCGGCTGACCGCCGGAGAATGTGTCCGGCGTGATAGCCGTCTGATAGGCTCTGGCGTCTTCGTTGTAGGTCAGCGTGTACCACTGACCATTGAACTGCGCCCGCACCTGGGTAATCGCCACGCACTACACCTCCCCCGCCTGGAGTTCGCCGCTGTACCAGAGATCCTCCCGCTCTCCGCCCTGGGCGTCGATGACGACGACAGAAAGGACGGTGGGCAGCCCGACTGATACGGGGTTGGGTGCAAAACTGGCCGAAATAACCAGAGGTGTCCATGTTTCGGACATACTCACCCCTCCTTGTCCCAATAGATAACAGCACAGCCCTGCGCTCCTGCCGCTCCTGGTTTCCCCGGCTCTGGCTCGACGAGCACCTTAAACGTGGTAGATCCACCGCCCGCCCACGTGTAATGCTTATACACGCCATAGCCTGGAGCTCCACCCTTTCCTCCGGCTCCGCCATCTCCGCTACCTTGCTTAGGTGATGCTACGCCGGTGCGGGCGTATGATTCGCCGCTGGCTACATCAGAGTAACCCTGTGGGTATGTATTACCGTTTGCGCTAGAGTAAGGGCCAAAAATGGTATTAAAACCATCAAAAGACACCTCAAATGACTGTTGTGGATTGATGTCGATGGTAGCTGTCCACACCTTTCCACCCACGCCGTCCGAACCATCTGCGCCGTATTCACCACGCTCACTATCTCCATATCCGTCTTCCGATTCCTGCCTGCCCATGGTGCCAGGCTCTCCATGGCCTCCGCCCTCCCCCTTGCCTACCAGGATAATCCGTAGCTGTGTGGCCCCGGCTGGTGCTGTCCACACGCCGCTGGAGGTGATCACCTCCATGCCATCATAAAGAAAGATTCCATCAGCCTGGAGCAGCACACTGGAGCAATTGCGGAGGACTCCATCCTTGATAGATAAGTCCTGCTGTATTCTGCGGCCCGTGGTTGCGGTGCTCTCATTCAACCAGACCGTATCCACATCCCCAATTTCAGAGGCCGGATCTCCACGGCCTACAATCTCCAGTTTGTTCCCGCCGTAGGTGGACAAGATTGCCCGTGCGGCAGTCAGCGCCTGGGATTGCGTCTTAATAAACGGATTTTGGATGGATTTTGTCTCGTTGGAGGCAGTGGAGTTCCCGGATACCACATACTGGGTGTCGTTCCCATCGTTCAGAGTAAAAAACAGGGCGGCAATATCGGTGTTGGCTTTCATGGTCGGATAATCAGCTAGGTTGTCCAGGGTGATTTTACTCCCCTGGTTCCACATGGGTTCGGCGGTCAAGTATCCGGTCTCTGCGTCCGCTCTGGGCCACGTACCCGTCGCCATGCAGACATATCTCAATATATCCCCGCATGTCATACCAACCACATCGTCAGCCGCGCGGACGCTTGCCTCCGCGCTTGCGTAGTTTGGGTCTACCGCGTACATGTCTGCGAAATTTTCTCCCATCTGGGCCACTAGGGCGGAAATCCAGCCAGACAGGGTGGTAGGCAGGATGGACGGCGGGATAAACTCACGATCAGCCAAAAGGCCAACAATATCGACCAGATCCCACTGCATGGTCAGGCCGTTGTCGCTGGTTTTCCAGCCGCCGGAGTACTGATAAAACACGCCGGCTGGCTTGTACTCTACCGTGTCGTCCGAAAGCCGTACTCCTATAGAGACCGGGATGCCCTGGCGCTCTTCGATGGATTGGAATACGCCATTTTTGCTTCGCGGCTCAAAGCGGCGGCTCAAGTTGTCCATTTTAATGGTACATGTGCCATACGGTAGTGTCATACAGGATACGTCCCCCTGGTGCTTAAGAGAAAACACGGCAATCTCATTTCCTGTCCACTTCTCATACAGGCCCGGAATAATTTCAGGTATCCGTATACGGCGGTTTTCTTTCGACCATTTGGTCACCGTCACCCGAATAGCGTCCGGGTTGTTAACGGTGAATCCGTCCAATGCAATGCTGGACGCAGTATTGCCGGTCACTGTCTTGGTGTAGTAGGCCGTTCTGCCCTGCATGATCTCCACAGTAAAGTCGGCGGGCACTCCGTCCCAATCCGCTGATGGGAAGTAGATGGAGCACGCCTGAAGGATGGAGACATTGGAAAAATGCTCCTCTACCCACACCGCTGGGGAAAACACCCCATCCGCGCCGGACAGGGTATCCCCCAGGAAGCCGATATGATCGGCCCCATGGAGTGGAAACAACTTGAACTGCCCGTTGAGTGCCCAGCGGTTAGCCTCAAGCGTAGCGTATGGAACAATCTCCATCTCCTTGTCGTGAATTTGCTCCGGCTTGCATACGTTAGCCATGCCGGAGCTGGATACTGTGCCATAGGTAATATCCGGGTCAATAATATCTATGACTGCTTGTAAATAGATCCGTCTGGTGTCGCCCACAATCGCTGCCTGATACGCTGTGGTCGAACTAATCACTGGGTTTCACCTCCCTTAGTTCTACCGAGAAATCACCCCACATTGGGACGGGAACAAGGGTTTCTATGGGCTCTCCATCTTCGTCAACAATTTCACCCATAACTTGACGGCTCCACATAAATTTTGGATAGGTCAGCTCTGTTACCATGAATTTTGATGTAATCATCTGTTCAGAGTGCGGGGGAAGGAACAAACATGTAATGGCCTGTCCTCTCCCTTTTTCGCATGCGGAAAGCACGGAGTTCCTCATTTGATCCGTGAAATATCCATATTGGTAGCGCAAAACCCATACATTCCCGCGCAGTTCTCTTACAATCCTGCCGGTGACCATCTCCACATCTACGGAAAGCGGTTTTAACTCTGCGATATAGCCGCCCTTTTGGCTTTCCGGCAAGGTAACTGGTGTGCCTGTGGTATCCAATACAAGTTGATTCACGTGTTTTCACCGCCTTACGTTGGGTGGAGAATTGGCGTACCGTTTGCCTTTGCGTAGTTAGACAGGGGGCCAAGCAGATAGGAGGCGAATTTGGTGCCGTCAGGCATCATTAGATTAACTGTAATACTCCATCCAGACATCCCTGCTCCCTGCACAGATGCTGAAACTCCGTTGACCATACCAGCGGACGCCACACCCAACCCGGACGACGCAAAGTCCACGCTTGCGGTGCCGAAGTCCATACCACCCTCGATATCCCGGCGGATACGGTCATATTCATTGTCCCAGCCCTGTCCAAGACCAAGAGCCATGTTTTTGCCCATGTCGGCAAACACCGTAGAGGGAGAGTGGATTCCAAGGAAGTCCTTCACACCGTCCACAATGCCGGAAAAGAACCCTGTAACCTTGTCGTAAATCCATCCAGCCATTTCCTGGATGCCCTTCCAGATCCCCTCCACAATGCTCTTGCCCACGTCAACAATGCCGCCAATCAGCGCCCCGATGCCCTCCACAATGGCGCTGATGATCTGGGGAAGAGCGGCCACCAGCGCGGGAATATTGGAAAGGATGCCTTCAATAAATTTCTGGAGCAGCGAAACGCCGGACTGGATGATTTTGGGTAGCGCCCTGGCAATGCCCGTCGTTATTGCGCTGATGATTTGCGGGATGGATGCGACAAGATCCGGAATTGCGCCGATGATGCCGGAAAGTAGGTTTAAAAGGATGTTGATTCCCGATTCAATAATCGTCGGGAGGTTGTCCGTGATGAACTGGACAAAGGCGGTGATGATTTCCGGTAGGGCCGCAGTCATTTCCGGTATGGCCCCGAGGATGCCGTTCACGAGATTGTTCAGCAGTTCCGCACCCTTGTCAAGAACCGTTGGGAGCTGCTCTGTGATGTAATCCAGAAATTGTGTGATGATTTCTGGAATGCGGGACACCATATCGGGCAGACCCGTCTCAATACCGGTGGTCAACTGATCAAGAAGCTGCACTCCCACATTTAGGATTTGTGGAAGCGCCTCTGATATGCTTGTGATCATCGTATCAATAATCCCCGGAACTGCTGCCACCAGTTGCGGAAGAGCACTGACGAGCCCTGTCACAAGTCCAACAAGTAGTTGCGCCCCGCCGTTCACGATGGACGGGAGGACGGAAGCAATGAGCGTTGGTACCTCTGCCGCAAGAATGGGAGCCAATTGCTCAATAGCTGTCCCCATACCAGACAAAATCTGTGTGATACGAGGGACAACATTCCCCGCCACTGTCTCAGCGCTTGTCACAAAATTCCCGATCAGTGTATCAAGATCGGCGTTTTCGTCCGCAATGCCTGTTATAAGGTTTGTCCACGCCGATTTTGCCGAGGCAACACTGCCCTCAATGGTGCTGGCCGCCTCCGCCGCTGTGGTGCCCGTAACCCCCATGTTGGTCTGCACAACATGGATGGCCTCAATGATTTTGTCAAATGACACTTCATTGATATTGTTGGCCGTGGCGACAAACGCATCGCCCAAAACCCCAGAATCGTTAATAAGCCGGGCCATCTCTTCCTGAGTACCACCATAGCCTAACTTTAGGTTATCCAACATGGTATAGTTCTGCTTGGCAAACCCTTGATAGGCGTTCTGGATCATCTGCATGCTTGTGCCCATCTTGTTAGCGTTGTCGGACATGTCAGTGATGGCCTGGTTCGCCACCTCCGCCGCCTTTGCGGTATCACCACCTAAACCTTGCAGGAGTGAGGCGGAAAAGCTAGTCACGGTGTCCATGTACTCATTTGCCGACATGCCTGCCGTTTTGTAGGCGTTATCGGCGTACTGCTGAACAATATCGGCCGACTGCTTAAACAGCGTATCAACGCCACCCACAAGCTGCTCATATTCAGCGTATTGTTCAAGCGAACTTTTTGTAAGAAATGCAACACCAGATGCAGCAGCAGTCAAAGCGGCCGCTCCAACCTTTGCCGCTGTTGCAAGGCCATTTTTCAGCTTATCCGCAAAGGACGACGTTTTACCGCTTGCATCTTCAAGACCCTTTTCATAGTCCCCGGTGTCCAGGCTGATTTTTGCGAATAAATCAAATAGGTTAATGAGTGCCGCCTCCTTTCACGGCACCACTTAGCCCTTCCCTGTCAACTCTTAGACAGAGGCGATTTTTTGTTTCATGTGTGCAATTACTTCTTCCGGTGTTCTGGTTTCCTCTGGTTTCGGGTTCTCAACATCCAGGTATCTTACCTTCATATAAGAACCGCCAGCGTATTTCGCCGTGTTTTCCCCGATGATTTTCAAGGCGTCTGTTACATAAACCCGGTACGCTTGTTCTTTTTCCGCCTGATTGATGAGGGCAGGGAGTGCCGCCAGGATGGTCCGCACCCCCATGCCCCGCACGGCTAGCAGGCAGAGGATTACTCGCTCTTTTCCTCCCGCCCAAACGATTTGAAAAAATCCAGCAACTCCTTGTCTCGGAACAGCTCACCAACCTGCTTGATGGTCTCCATGACCTTCTGTTTTCCAATCTGCTCCGCTGTAGTTTCGTTCAGCGCCGCCAATACACCGAACACGTCCGCCCGGTGGTCTTTCAGCAGAATTGGGACAAGCTGAGCGTATTTATGGGCCGAGAAGGTGTAAAGCTCCGCAACGCTTTTCCCCTTGCTGTCAAACTTGATTGCAAGCTCATCCAGGAGGGCCTTGTCTCCGGTGATATTGGCAATATAGGGCGTAACCTCGCACAGCACGTCCGCTGCCCGATCGGTGCTCAGTTCAGACAGTTTCATCAGGTACTTTCCTCCACGGCAGGCGCGGCGCTGTAAAACTCCATGGGCATAGTGTCCTGCGCGTCAATGGACACATGGCCGGTCAGCTCCACAGAGACCTGCCCCTTGCCGTTCTTCGTGGTCTGGAGCGTAAAGCCGCCGGTAGACAGTGCATTTTTCAGGCACACGGCAACCATGCCGCCGTCCGCTCGGTCTCCTACCCACCAGAGGTCGGAAAAGTCCGTCTGCTTCAGGTCACGCCGGGGCACGATCTTATTTCCAGTCACGTCAGCCGCGCCCAGGGCCAGCTTGATACTAGCCGTGGATGTACCCAGGGAGGTGAACGACACTTTGCACTCCCAACCGTCCAGATGCTTCAATTCTTTGGTGTTGACTGGGCAATTGTCCACATCCTCCCCCAAGTCGGAGTAAGTAGGAACACAGGAAATATTGATGCCGCCGGTGGTCGGGCATACAATATCTTCATCTGCCGGAGCCGTCGGTGTCGCTGGGGCGAACTTCTTCAAAATCACGCCCGCATCAAGCTGCATTTCCTCGAATGTGCTTTGCGGGATTACAGTAAATTTGCCCATGTGGGCCTCCTTTCTAGCTGAATGTCAGATATTCAGCAGTAATATTTATGTATCTTCGTTTAATTGCGGGATCTTCCTCATATGTGAGGCTCTGGCACCATGGATAGCCCCGTTTCAGCCAAATATATCCTTCGTCACAGGGGATGTACACGCCGCCGTAACCAATGCGCTTGGACAATTCCTGCGCCTTTTCGTCTGGGATTGCCTCGCTCTCTGTGCGGAACCACAGGTTGATGGTCAGGCCAATCTCACCGGAGTCAAAAGCCCCATCGGTGTACTCGTAGGTGCCGTAGGGCATTAACACGTCGTCAGTCACAGAGCTGGCCCGGTAAAACGGCATAAACTCATTGAACCAGGCATACAGGGCTTTATTTTTTGTCATACTGCCCCTGCCTCCTGCCATGCCTTATAGATTTTCGGGCCCTGTACTGCTATCCAATCCACCATTTCCTCATTAGTGGCCCACGGCCCATCAACAAAAAATGTGTTGCTTCCAAGCCCACTTTCATCAAAGAACGCATGGACTATTTCATGGCGGAGCGTTTTTTTCTCAGAGGCGGAAATGGTTTCTTTTGTCTCATGCTCCCATCCTTTGTACGTGGACATATCGCAAACCACAATTTTCTTTGTTAGCCAATCACAATACCCATCAATGCTGCGCCGCTCAAATGCTTCATCTTCGGCGTACTTCTTGATTTCGATGGTATATTCTGTTCCGAGAACATTCACTATCATGTGGTTAGCGTCCACCTCTCCGCAGTGAAGTATTTTAGCGGCAGCGTGGAGGAACGAGGGGCCTGCTTATCCTCTGGGTTGGAGGTCACGCGGTACGTCTCCCCGGTGGTCTTGTCCTTGAATACGTCGTTGTACTCAATGGGCACGGCCTTGTCCACCAGCGCGGAGTAGAGGCTTGTCACGCCCTCCTTTTCCGCTCTCCGGGCCTCCATAGAGGTGTCCAGCGCCTGATAGTTGGTAAACTCCGCGCCCTCTGTCCACTCCACGATGTACCCGCCTGCACCGTCTGGCACGCGCTTTTTTTCCATCAGCACGCATGAATGGGCAAAATCGTCTAACAAGCTCATATAATCCCTCCAATCCTCCGCCATGCGTTCAGCCGGCTTTTAAATACATCCTGCCAGCCAACGACTACACCGCTGGCGTTGGTGGCCTTGCTGTAGGAGTAGCCACCAAACGATTCCGACGTGTACGGCCCTGGGGTTCCGTTCTTTTCGTTCCAGGCCGCTATTTCATCGCTTAGAGTAATAACAGCCTTTGGGACCGCCAGCGCCCATACAGCGCCAGTGAACGTCTCGCCGGTCATGTCTGTGGCCGGGTATTGGTGAAGCCCGTCATTAAAGACAGACCCCACCACCCGGAAATACTGTCCTGTTTGCAGAAAGGGCAGCGTGAGTCGCCCGTCCTGCACCGTGAACTCTCCGGTGTGGATGCCGTCAGGCACCAGAAACCAGTTGTTCAGGCTCTGCAAAACTTCTTCCAGCATCACGCCGCCCTCCTTTTATCGTTTTGACCGGACTTTGGCCTTGCCTTGTGGCTCAAAGGTTGCCCCTGTAAAGGTAAATTTCACCACGCTGGAATCATCAACAAGCACCTCGAAAGTGTCATCCTTGCTCACCCTGAAAACAATATCTGCGTCAAACGGGATGTTTTCCTTTGTGGGAGAACCGTTTTTCTTGAATGTCATTTTGGTCCCTGTCTTGGTCAGGTGGAACGGGAAATAATACCCGCTCTGTTCCTCCGGGACGCTACTAAACTCTGTATAGTCGGAGACATAATGGAATGTCCCAACCACAGAGCCATCAGCTTTTACCGTCAGATCATCACCGACCAAATCGGAGACTTGTTTCCCCAATAGGGTCTGACTGCTGGGGAATAGCGTTAAGGTGTCAGACCCTATTAACCCCCCACCGAAACAGTAATCTTGGCAATTCCATCCAGATACTCAGCCCACAGCTTCATGCCCATAATGGCGTAGCTCTCGCCCACAGCGGTGCTGTAGTTGCCCTGAGCGTGGAAGCCGATTAGGTTGGTCTCGCCCTGTACGGTGTAATTCAGGCCCAGCCGGGCAAACTCACTATCGCCCGGATCGGCATAATACAGGTCGATGTTTTCCACAGGGGTGGCGATCACCGTATTACGCGCAATGGCGGTATTACCGGAAATGGTCGCGGGAAGCAGAAACAGTGTGGAATATCCCATGAAGTCCTTGACGTAGTTGATTCCAAACTGGGTCTGCACGGTGATGTCCGCCGCTCCCAGGTAATCGTAAGCATCCAGGATATTCGCAAATCCGACGACAGAGGTCACGTCCTTCGCAATACCGGCGAACTTATTCAGCACCTCGCCCTGGGCTTTGGCAAGCGCGGCCTGCCAAGTAGTTGCCGTTCCGGTGAGGGAGCCAGTGTTCAGAAAGGTGTAGAAATCACCCAGCACCACGTTCTGCAGTTTAGTCAGAAAAGCGTCATCGCTCTTTTCCACAGCGATCTCCGAACCATACTTGTCTACGTCCTCAATAGGGACTGCCTTGGCATACTTCTTGATGGTCAAGTCAGCCTTTTTGGACGGAGTAATGGTGGCCTTGCTGTAGGGGATCACATTGCCAGGGTCAACGTCGCCGTCCTCCAGGGTAACGTCCGCCGTGTAAGAGATCAGTTGAGTTCCGGGTGTCTTGCGGATGGGGCGCATGATGCCCAGAATGGTGCGGAGTGCGTCCCAGTTGTCGTTAAATCTGGTAACAAAGTCCACCTCGCGGGCGGTAATGCTGGTATAGGTATTGGGGAGGGAATCCCTCGGATTGGTAAGGCTTTCAACTTTCGTAGCAGCCATTTAATTCAGTCCTTTCATGTAATTTGGTTTTCCATAAGCGCCTTCTGGCGCTCCGCGGCAGACATGACATACCGGCCATAGTCATCCTTTTTGTAGATGTCAGCCTTCGTCATGCGGTTCCCGCCGGTGCTGGCCGGAGGTGTGGCAGTTTGTGCGCCCTGGATGGAGGTGGTGCCGATAAAATCCGCCCACTCGCTCTTTATACTCTCCGTGAGCTTATCTGCGTCCTTGATTGTGCCCTTTTCGTCCAGCTCCACACTGTCCACATCGGACACCCGGAGCACGGCGTCAAGCCGCTTCTCGCTCACTCCAGCCTGTTTCAGAAGCTCCCGGTACGCCTTTTCCTTGGCGCTGCGGGCCTCCTTCTTGGTCTGTTCGCTCTTGTAGCCCTCAAATTCTTCTTTCAGGGCCTCGTACTTGACCTTATAGCTGTCCTTCTTTCCAGCCTCAAGGTCGGCCTGCGCCTTCTCCAACTGCTTCTGGATACCGGGCAGGGTTTCCGCATCGGCCTTATATTTCGCCACGTCGGCTTTCAGGCCGTCCACGGTTTCGGTGTGCATGGTGATAATTTCGTCGATCTTCTCGTCCTCAATGCCCATGGCTTTGAGGGCGCGTCTAGTTAGTGCCATAATCAGTCTTCCTTTCCTTTGGCCCCAGTGCTTCGGGGGGCGACTGTGATATAAAAACCGCTGTCCTTTGCGGTGTTTACCAAAAGAAAAAGCGCGGGCAACCAACTACGATTTGTAGTCAGTCACCCACGCTCGGGCCTTCCGCCTCAACGCTTAGAGGCGGGAGCAATATTCTGTTTCAGCTCTTCCCGCTTGACATGTATAATTTTAACACCATCTTTCACGGGAATCAACTCTATTCTGTCCCCTTTTGCGAGAACGGCCTCAATGGCTTTGATTTGCCTTTCATCCATTTTTTATCTCATCCTCTATGATGTTCCTGTAAGTTTGCGCATGGTCGGCCACCGCTGGCTTGAGAAAAGGCTGTGCTGGATTTCCAGCCGTCCAGTGCCAGTTGCCTTCGTCGTCCTGATACACCCACGGCGTGGGCCGTCCTCCTTCTGTATATCTGCCGGTGCCCAGCTCCACATAGGGAGCGTACTCCACGTTGCTTCCGATGTAAACGGCGCTTTCACCCTCGTCTACTTGATGGGTGATGCTGTTGCGGAGATTGCCAGTGTCAACAGGAGTCAGGCCTTTGGCATACCCTTCCGCTTGTTCGCCGCACCGCTCTAGTGCCCGCACAACGGCGTCATGCATGGCCTCCAGCACTTCGGCGCTGTAATCTTTGAACACCACACCGCCCAAATCAGGCACGGCTTTTCACCCACCTTTCCCACTGCTCGTATGTCATTTCCTCCACCACCACGTTTCGGCCCGTCTTAGGGTCACGCACACGCATCTTGCGTGGCTCTGCTTCGATACCGGGCGCTTCTGCCGTCCGCAGAGTGCAACGGCAGTTATAGACATTTGCAGGCTTGGCCCGTGGGTCTCCCGGATATCGTATCTTCCCCAGTTCGGAGGTAAACGGCTCGTCCCATTCCACCGTCTGCCCGTCCATCTTCTGGTGGCTATGCCGTGTACGTCCGTCCTTTGTGGCAACCCAGCGTTTTCTAACCTTTATGCCCATATCAGAGGCGGCTTTATAGCTATCCATGCGCCCGGCGTTCTGCGCGCCGGTGACCGCCGTTCTCGCCGCCCTCACAGCGCTTGCCCGGTTCATCTCGCTCACCCTGGCTTGCAGGTCGGTGGCGATTTTACCAACGCTCTTGCCCTGCAACAGCCCGCTGGTGACGCTCTTGGTAATCTGCTTCTTTCCCCATTTCAGGTCAATGCCCCGCTTGAGGGCTTTTTCCTTGGGGTAGTAGGGCATTAGGTCGGGCTCCTCCACAATCAGACGCCGTACGGTAGATTCGTCCCATAGGGTAAACCCAACATTCCCAGCCACTTTCTCGATGGTATAGGCGACGTAGTTGCGGTTTAGGGAGTAAATGCCAGGTGTGGCGTCGTTGACATAGGCAAGCGCCACCTCGTTGGCTTTTGTATACCGCTCGGCCACCTTTACGGCCAAATCGTCAAACCTTTCTCCACGCCCTATCTGGTTCAACCGCCACAGCTCATAATCCCGCTCTGTCCAGACCTTCCCATTGATTCCCGTTCCAATCAACTTGCGCATTTCTTCATCCCGTTCAATGAAACGGTTGAAGTAGTCAATCACGGTCTTTTCCAGGTCATCCCACGCCTCACGGTAAACGCGGGAAATTCGGCGTTCCAGCCTTTCCAGTTCTTCATCCGTCCACTGGTGCGCCCTGTCCGGCTTCGGCATCCTCCGTCACCTCGGTTTCCTCCTGCGGCGGGAAGTCTGGTTCTGTCTCTACCCGCTCCATTTCCTCGGCTGCTTTGCGTTCCATAAGTGCATCGAATTGGTCAGCGTCTCCGTTGATAGTCAAAAGTTTTTTGGTGATGTACTCGTCGTCGTAGTAATCCGCGCCCATTAGGATGGTCTGAGTTTCTTCCGATCTGTTGATGATCTTACTACGGGTGTAGCTCGGCTCGTCGTCAATTCCAGCAAGTTCCAAAATCCCAAGGATAAACTCCGTCACGCTGGCTTCAAAGTCATCTACTTTCAAATCCAGCGGCGTGTAGCTGGCTGCAATGGCCGTGGCCGTCTGATTGCCCGCCGACACCGCCGAGCTGTCAAACGCCTGGAAATCCTCATACAGCTTACGCTTCAGCATGTCGATCGTGGCGCTAGTGCCGTTGAACGGAGCCTCTATGGTGTGCGGCTCGGCGCTCGCACCCTCGTCGCCCTCTCCGCCGGCGTGGACAACATGCGTAGTCCGCACGGCATCCAGAAATTTTGCGTCATCCATATCATCCATGCCGCCGCAGTTGGTGAGCACCCAATAGATCAGGTTGCCTTCATCCACATTGTTGACCATGTTGGAGGTGCACAAGTCCAGCGCGTCTATGGTGTTCCGCTTTCCCGTCAGTTCCGAAAGCGCATCCTCGCCATTTTTCAACGGCACAATGGGGAACGTCGGATAATTCTGCCCATCGTAAATTTCCGTGCCGTCTGCCGCAGAGGTGCGCATGCGCAGAATATAAGTGCGCTTATCCTTCAAAACCGTCATATCTTCGCCGCTGCGCTGGATGTAGTCCGTGTAACCGTCCACCTCGTACAGCGTAGCCCGTAGGGGCTTATCATCCGCCACCTGCCAGAACCGGATGCCAGCCATCAAAGCGCCGTTTTCCTCGTCGTAGAGCGGCACAAACTCCCGCAGCTTAAACACTTCCAGATGATCGAAGTTCCAAAAGCCAAAGGACACACCAGCGATAAGCGCATACTTCCCGGCCCGCACCATTTCCAGATCAAACTTTTTTCCCAGCCTGTCTTTTGTGGCAGTCCCGTGAAATGTTACGCCGTTTCCCAGCAGATAGGAAACCTCCTGCTGCACGTCAAAGCCAAAAAAGCTGCTTGCGATCTTGTGGTTGGCCGTGTACATATCCCGGTGCGCCCGGCCCTGCATGTCGTATATGATTTTTTCATAGCGGTTAATGGTCGGGTTTTCGCCATTGAAGTACAGTTCGGCATCCACCGCCATCTGATAGGCCCTGCTGCCTTTGTGTTCGTTGATCGCCCTCCAAATAAATTCCATGCGAGACTTTTCATCTTCGCCCAAGGCAAGCAAATCCTGATATGTAAGCAAAAAATCACCTCCCCCACAGCGGGATATATTGCGGCTGGCTTGCCTTACGTACCTTGTGCCGCAGAATCGTCATTACAAAATAGCGAATATCGTCCATGGCGTGGTCGTTCTCCTTGATTGGCTTGTCCTCCGTGGATTTATCGTCCCAGCGGTATAGCCCAAACTCACGGATACCGTCCTTGCAGGAGCGGTGAACTTTGATCGTCCCGTCCTGAATGTAGCGGCTGGTGGTGACGATGCCGGGAACCACATCATTGACCGCTTTTTGTACCCGGAACCGCCGATGCCGTCTGATGACCTCGATAAACGAAGCTGCCGATGGGTCAACTACTACGGATCGCACCGGCAAATCCCCAGCCAGCTTCTCCAATTCCGTGTAGTATTCCTCATCTGTCTTGCTGATCTGCTCCGTCCGCCCGGAATAGTAATACTCCCGGATTCTGGTGGCGTTTTTGCCGTCCCAGCACCACAGCCCGGCGGAAAACGGGTTCAATGTGCCATAATCGCAGGAGATATAGTATTCTCCATTCTCCGGAACCTCGTCCACGATGTTGCTCTCGCCAAACATGGGGTAGATTAGTCCCTCGGCCAGCGCCCACCGTCCCAAAATATAACGGTCGTAAAAAACCGTTCCTCGATACTCCCGCTTTAGGTTCTCCACAAAAGCCTCTGGGAGAAACGGATTATCATCAATTGTGTACGTCTGGCTAAAAATATCCGCTTTGCTGTCCAGAAACACTTTCAGCCAGTGATTCGGCCCCTGTGGATTGTACGTACCGTCAAAGCATGAATACGCTTTATCCAGGCGGCTTTTCAGCAGTTCAAAGACTTCCTGGCTCCAGTCTGCCACCTCGTCGCCGTAGCAGTATTTGATGGACGCGCCGCGGATTTTCGAGACCTGGGAAACCTTTTCAGCTCCAAGGCAGTAGCACTTTTCCCCAAATATCCACGCCGTATTGTCGCTGGAGATCGTGCCAACAAGAGCATCACCATAGATCGTTCGCATAGGCTCAAGCACATTCCGCTCAATGGTGGACTTGGTGACTCCAAGGATGACCGTCAGCCCATCCTTCCCGACGCGCTCCCGGATGCGGATTGGGATAATCCACCGAAAATCAAGGTATGTTTTCCCCGAACGAGTAGCCCCTCCCTTAAAGTTCCAGCGGTGATGCCCCTTTCGGACAAATTCAGTTTGTTTCAGACTTAACAGCATCCATGAACTCCTTCAACAGCCCGTCCAGTTTATTCAAACTGTCGTTCCCGCTGGCTGTGTTCTTTGTGGCCTTGTCAACGATAATCCCGAAAGAAGTGGCGATTTGAGACAAACCGGCATCACTTATCTTTTCCGGGTCTGTCAGCGCCATCAGGTGTAGGTCGATGGCCTCCTGCATCTTCTCTTTGCGGGTCTCCATGAAGGCCAACATATCCAGCGTGTTCTGTCTCTTTTTTTGTTGCGCCTTTTGGTCGAATCCTTCGCAACCTAACACAACACGCTTAACGGTATCTTTGGAAACCCCATTGATTTTCGCCGTGGCGTTATAGCTCTCGGTCTCCAGATAATCAGCCACAATTTTCTTTTTTTGTCTGTCTGTCAGCCGTGCAGCCATGTCACCACCTCGTCTTACCTTTTTCTTCTTTTCTTCTGCGCCTCTGATATGAATCCTGTTCTTTCTTCTTCTCTAACCATCCGGTCAAGAGTGCCAAAAGAAAACGTACCTCTTGAATCGATAAGCGTTTTCGCATTGGCTTGGTTCTGGAAAACATAAGTAATTTCTCGGCGAACAGTTTCAACAGATTTCACTGAAATACCTGTATCCATTCTCCCGCCGTCAGTGAATACTTTCCTTGCGTTTCGTTCAATCGTATCCAAGTTTGTATATGCCTGGTTCCTAATATCTGTTGCCCACGCTATCTGCTTTTCGCTGCCGACAAGTTTGGGGAATGATGCAATCTTCCCTCTGTCGCCTCCAGCGCTACCTCTTCCGCCCATTCTTTCGCCTCCCGACAACGTCCTCATAGTGAGGTTTTATTCGTACCACATTCCAGTCAAACTCTTCCGGGCATTGCCCATACCATAGAATTTCAGATGGTTTCAGCACCTCAATAGCCCGCCTACACCCAACGGCGAAGGCTTCTTGCGTTTCTGGCCTCGCCTGTGTCCCGACACTGGAAATACTAATGATTGCATTGCGTGGTTCTCCGTCAAAGCACCAGTCAAAACTATCCGGTGTGCTCCAACAGATTGTTGGTATCACACGGATACCGTGCATCTGCCAATATGCGCCCATCCAGTGCTTTCGGTAGTGGTTATAAATGCGCATGGCAACTGGCATATCGGTATACTGCGAGAAATCCGGTGTACATACTGCCCCAAAAGCAGATAGCAACGAGATGTAGTCATCTGGCCGGTTCCAAAGTCTGTTGAACTGGTAATCATCCAAATAAAAGTGGATGCCTTTACTTTTCCGGTTTTTGGCTGTCTTGGCGTAATTGAACGGTATCCATTCCAGATGCCGGATATCGATATGTTCTGACTGAATCTCCGGGATACCGTATGGTGGAATCCCCGCAAATACAGTCTTGTCTAAATTTTCAAAATTTAGCATAACGGGCTCACCACCTCTCGCCCAAGTAGAGTCTAAATCACGCCAAACACCCACTCCCTTTGAGGGCCAATATATTAACCCCGTAGGGGTTATATATATGGCCCTCAAAGGAGTACAC